GGAGAAGGTCAGGCTAGGCAAGACGAGACTTTTTGTCATGTCGAACCTGGTCTATCTTTTGGTAGGAAGGATGTACGTGTTACCGTACTTGGCTGCGTTGAAGGCTGGAAGGCAGAAAACTACACCGAGTTGTGTTGGCATCAATCCTGAAAGTGGCGAGTGGACCACGTTGGCGCGAAATCTGCTGCGAGTGTCACCTTACATGCTGTGTCTGGACTATTCCAACTACGATGGAACGATCGGTTACCAACCGAGTCAGTTGCATACTGAACGTATCAACGCTTGGTTTGGATCGTGGAATCCGGAGTGGTTGGAGGAGGACGACAATGTACGTTGGGTGTTGGAGCACGAGGGATGTCATGCGATGCACATCTATCGCAATCTGTGTTATATGACTACTCATGGCAACATGAGCGGTCGTTTTGATACAGTGGACATCAATACGGACGTTGGAGAGCAGGTCTTGTGTTATGCGTGGTTGGCTTTGGCTCCCCCGGAACATCGGAATTTCGTGTCAATGAGGAAGATGTTGTGGATGGCGATCTACGGCGATGACAATGTTATTGCTGTGGCGCCTGAAGCGATGTCGTTTTTCAACGGCGCGAATATTCAGCGGATACTGGGACCGATCGGAATGACGGTGACTTCTGCGACGAAGTCGGGTGAAATTCCTTTCACTACTATCGATCAAGCGACGTTCTTGAAACGTGGCTTTCGTAAGTGTGGAACGAGTTATTACCCGACTATGGACATGGACACGATCTACGACTTGACCAATTGGATCAGAGAGACGGATGAGGTTGAACTTCAGCTTGAATCGAACCTTCAGAGCGCACAGCGATTTGCATGGTTTCATGGTCGTGAATTCTTTCGAGATTTCACGGGACAAGTGGTTGCGGCTTTGGCGAAGGTTGGATTGAAGTTGAGTTTGTACACGTTTGCTGATCTGAGTGGGCATTTTGTGGCTGCTTTGCAGGATCGATCTCCGCGTTGGCCTAGGACCGCGTCATCGGAGGATGACATACCCCAAGTGGATACGTTTGAAGATCAGGATGTAGGACAGGTCAGTTCTTTCCCCACCCTTAGGAGCGTGAACGTCCGACCGCAAGTTGGAATAGTAGCGCGCCTTACTGGTGTGAACGGTAGACCTGTGGGTTTCATCGAGGACACTCCAGCTCCTTCGGGATATTGTCATTGCGACCTGGACTGCTTGCAGAGCGGAACCCCGCTTCCTCGAGAGTCTTTCCCACGAAGACTGGGCTTCAATGCACTAATGGAAACTCCAATTCTTCGCATGCCTATCAGTCAACAGGAGAGCCAGGATCGAGGCTTCGGTGTCTTGAGTCCGTGGCAACGTCAACAGTGGTGTTTCCTCATCCAGTGGTTCTGCGGGTTGTGGACCAGGATTGAGGACGGAACACCTCTTCCACCAGTACCATCGGTGGAAGAATGGCCAGGAAGCACGGCGTGGATGCGAGACGTTAGTAGTCCCCACTTCCGCAAGAGGTGGGCGCGAAAGCGTCAATGGGATCAGTGGCGAGCGATGCGAGACATTTTCTTCAAGGCGTTGTTGATGGGTGGTGTTGCCCGTGGTTTCTTTGTACCCCATACACCGTTTTTGAAGCATGAGTTCGATAGTTGGGGTTTTGAGTATGCACTCGAAGCCTCACTATGGGACGAGGAAATGCGACGACGACGGATGTATGGATCGGTGGATCTCCATCGCACGTTTCGACATGCGATTGAGGTGCAGGCGCAAGGCAAGGAGACCACAAACGTGAGCGCAGGAGCTTCGGCTGGAGGCGGGATAACATCGGATATGACGGAACAGGCGACACAGTTGGCAGGTGAAACATCTGCGGGAACAGCTATGCTGGACCCGTCGGTGTCAAATCCAAAGGCTGGTGTTACCATTGCGACTGTGCATGATCCGATAATTGAGATTCCATCTGATGGTTCTGCGGTGAATGTGCGACCTCAACAGGGTTTGACCCCGTCGTGGACGTACATGAAGTGTGTGGAGAGACCGACCCAAATTGCAACCCTGCAATGGGGGACGGGCTCAGCTGCGTTGACTAAGCTATTGGAGATCAACTGTCCATATGGCTTTCTCAATGCTGCTCCCCTGTTCGCCGATCCATTTTTCACGCTGCAGCAATGGCGAGGTACTGTGGTTTTCACTGTGTCAGTGGTTGGTAACTCGTTTTTCAGCGGACGAGCGCGTGCTTGGTGGATACCGGCGTACAGGGATGCGGACAGACAGATCAACAACAAGACGACGTTGTCACAATTGACAGGAAAGTATTTGGATGCGTCAAGCAGCTATTCCACGACCATTCGTGTGCCGTGGAATTGCTTGTTTGATACGCTAAATACTTTGCCTGTTAATTTTGAGGACCCGACCCAGCAGTTCTACTACAATAATCTTGGAAATTTTGGGATCACGGTTTGGGATCAACTTTCTATTCCATCGGGTGGGTCGAATGTGACGGTGAATGTGTACGTGCATCTGGAGGATGCCGAGTTCTACATGCCATATCCAGGAGGACCGCCTTCTTTGGCCAGGTACATCAGATCAAAGAAGAGCGCAATCATCAAGAGTGCGGAAGTGGAGGAAGATCGTGAAGGTTTCAGACGTTGGGCGAGAACAAACAACGAGGCGACGACACTGTGGTCCATCGATGTGCAAGCGCAAGGTAATTACGCTTCAACAACGAATCAAGTGTATGTTGAGGGTTCAACCCTTGATAACACTGCGATTCCCATCAAGACCACAGGACCAGAGCAGACGGCTTCAGCGAACTTCGATGTGAAAGCAGGGAAACGAGTGTCAGCGGACCGGCCCAATCTGAACGATGTCATCGGGCGTTTTCGAGGATGGATGTCGGCGTCTCCTAACCTGAATCCCATCATCGGAGCGGTTGCAATGGATCGGAACACGCAACATCAAGGTTCCAGTTCGGATTGGACACACGACATCAGCGGGAGCACGTTGGATGAAACCTCGATAGAGTTCTTCGTGAAGAACTATTCGTGGACTGAGTCTTTCACTGTGTCATTGTCAACGACACCGGCTTCAGCTACTCCCTTGACTTTCGGTTACTTGTGCCCGATGGAATTCCTGTATTCTGCCCCTCCGGGGCCGACGAACGGGTATGACTTGGACATGAGTTTGCTGGACTTCGCGGCGATGTGGCATCGTTACTGGCGAGGAGGTTTCAAAATGCGTTTGACTGTCACTTGTACACAGTATCACAACTGTGAATTGATGGTCGCAGCGCATTATGGAACGACGACAGTACCGGGGACTTGGGCAGAGATTGTTGGCTCTTCGCATTATTCGGTCTTTGCGATCAATGGTGCAGGAGCAGAGCGATCTTGGGAGTTCGAGTTTCCGTGGTACGGTTCTCAGTCGCCATGGAAGTTGGTTCCAACTGGTGATAGTTCGATCTCGAGTTTGTTGGCAAGCACGTTGGGATGTTGGTCCATTCATCTGGTGTCAGCGTTGACGGCGACGGGAGATGTTGGTTCAACCATCACTGTGAATGTGGAAATGTGTGGAACGGATGATTTCCAGTTCTATTGGACGGATGGTTGCACGCACCCTTACACCTTGGGGCCAACGAGTGTGACAGTGAGTGGGACAAACCAGCGAGATCGTGTGGTGGATGTTCAACCGCAAGGGAAGGAAGTGATCAGGATTGGTCCTGCGGATGCTCCGATTCCGAATCGAATGAACCCTGTTGTGACAGAGTTCAGTCGTTCGTTGATGGAGGCGTGCAAGAGATGGCAAGACATCTGGACCATCCCACTGTACGTTTCGGCGATGTCTCCCCTTCTGAGTTCGAATTCGTTCTGCGTGTGGACAACGGTGACAGAGGCTGATTGGAGTGTGATAAACTGGCGTTTATTGTCTCCTTCGGCACCTGGTGTGGCTGGAAGTTTGGTTCAAACGACGTTGGACGGATTTTCATCATATCCGGATTGGTATCGATTGGCGGTTTGTTATCGTTTCGCTCGTGGTTCGATGCGGTATAAGTTTGAATTGGTGTTTCCGGACAACATTTCATCTTATTCAGGATCGACCACTGCGGATCATACAAACGTGGACAATGTGACGATTTCGATCTTTCCGCTCACGGAGTTGGAGAATGATCAGATAAACCCTGGTTTCCAGGCGATGTATGATTATCTCTCCCATGACAGGGGCATTGGATCGGATTCGGACATTACGATGTGTGCGAAAGTTCCCGTAAACAGCAATTTCACCTCCTCAGCGGCCAACAAGGTTATCCTCAATAAGCGAAATCCAATTTCGTTTTATGAGGCTGCCTATGTTGGTTCGACTACGAGACGTTTTTGTTGTGCTAACACGGGGAATAACATCGTGACTAATCCGGCTGGCAACGTTTCACCAATGTTGTTTGGGCATCGTGTTTCCATCTCGTATGTGATCGCGCTCGGTGGAACTGCTCCGGTGCAGGTGCCTTATGTGCGAGTTTCTATGTGCCTTGGTGATGATTTTAACTTTAGTGGCTTCATCGGAGTCCCTCAAGTTTATCTGAACCATACAGGCACAACGGCTCCGAATTTGGCACCCTTGTACCCGAGCACTCTACCGACTCCGTTGACGCGGAAGCAGCCGAGTATCAAACAGAAGTTTCGTCGGCGTGAACCTTCTGAGGACAGTGACATCTGTGTGATTCCATCTGACGCCGAAAGCACTTCAGGCAATGCTATAAACCTGACACCCACTGGTAGGGGTGCGAAAACTACCAATGTCCGTGCGCAAGTGAAGGTAGTGGAGCTACCTGGGCGTTGCATTGCGCTTACGGGCCACGTGCAAGTGAGGTATGTTCCATCATGTCCCGTTGTTAACGGCATGGGATGTATGGAATATCATCACGTTGTGCGTGACGAGAACAACGAAATCGTGATGTGTTGTTTGTGTTACGATAATGATGTGTTTGATGAGGTTTATGTACCCGCAGGGGTGCTTAAAGCGAAAACACATCATGTCGCGACACAGAACAAACTGTACGACATGGATTCTCGACAACGCCAACGGCGAATTGCTGATGTGACCCCCCAAGTGAGAGTTGGAGAAGGTGAATCCACTGCGGATCACCTTATCAGGGCCCTACAAGCGGACGTGGTACTGGCTCGGAAGAGCATTTTCCCCGGAAGTTATTGCGACTTCTTGGCGAGAGTGATCACTGAGGCGGCCGGCACAGGAAGTGTGCAACGTCCAATTGTGTGGAACAATCTAACTTTCCCTCCAGCGGGGATACCACGCATTTCGCTGCAACTACGGATAACTGCTGTTCCTGGTGAGGAAGGGGAGTTTTCGGTCGATATGGAATGGCGCACTCCTGGCAAGAGTGTGGTCACGAAGGCTCGATCGGATTCTCTCTTCTTGACTCAAGAGGAGTACGAATGGATGTTTATCAGTTGTCTGCGTGGATTGTTTGACTGGGCGTTGGTTCATGGAAATGAATTAATACCAGAAGTGCAATCCGTGCGGACTTGGATGGAGCGTCATGGTGCTCAAGAAGGCAAGAAGGCATTTTCCGTGTTGAATGAACTGGTGCAAGCACTGAATCTTGCGATCGCAGTGATTGAAGGTCAGCAGACAGGACCTCCGCACAATCCACAGTTCATGACCACAGTCGCTATTTCTCTTAGCGACGGACGGGGTTGGTCTGCAACCACCGTCGGAAGTTCGAAGGCAAGATCGAAGGAAAATGCTTCAACGGAGCTTTGTGCAAAGCTCTTGAAGGGGTGTGAACCATCGATCGCTGCGAACATAGAGAAGCCTGTCGACCAAGATTTCGTTGCACCGCAGCGTGATGCTTAAGTTGACTTGCAGCAGCCAGAGGGGTTTTTAAGGAAAGATCTCCTCTCTGGCCATTCCAGGTGGGGCAGCACTGACCAACGAGGCTACGAATATACCGAAAGGTTGAGCGTAGATACTGGTTAAGAGCCTGCGGGATTTTACACCGCAACACCCTACAGAATTCTGACGTAAGCAATAGTGCCAACTATTCTTTGCGCGCCGAAGAGATGAAAATTTCAGGTTTCCCCTTTTGTCCTGTTATAATTAGTCACACCCGGCAATAATCTTTCTATTTTTAACAGAAT